AGCCTCTAGCATGTGGTTGATAGCCTGTAATTCGGAAATTGCACCCATTGTAGGTCCTCCATAAATTCAAGAAAAAGAACCCCCGGGTCCGTTAGGACGCCGGGGGCTGTATATTTAGTTGTCTCTAGCTATCAGCTAGTCACGACGTACTCGGGCGTCATGTCCAGAGCCTCCTGCAGGATGGTGTAGTCAGCACCAGCCTGGGAAGCCCAAGCGCCGTCACCGATGACATCGGAGTCGTTGTCGTTGGCCGAGCACAGGACCGAGGCAAGCTCGGGCCGCATCACACCAGTACCCTTGAGGCACGAGGCCACGGTGAACTGGGTGTTCCGGCGAACGTCCTCGACGGTGTCAGCCTTCACGCCCTGCAGCGACAGACCAACGACGGCCTCACGCTGGAAGATCAGACCGGCAACGCCGAAGCCACCACGGGTGTTGCCCGAGGCGGTCGAGTTGAACGAACCCTTGAGGTTGTACCGAGCCTCACCAATCACCGGAGTCTCACCGTTCGCAGCGTCGGCACCGTAGTCCACGACGGGAAGGTGGTTGCTCTTGATGATGGTAACACCCTGGTAAACCATGGAGTCCGACATGTTGTGCATGCCCTGCGACAGGGGAGCACCGAGGCCACCGGCCTCAGCAACACCACCGAACATGGGACGACCAGCACCACCAAGCAGATCCGCAGTGTCACGGGCAATGCCGAGCGAGCGGATATCCTGGAAGGCCTTGGGGGTCACCGCAAGGTAGACACCCTCGGTCGGCAGGTCGTTCTCCTGCAGGTAGGTCATGAAGTCCTCGCACGCACGGAGGGCCTTCAGAGCCGCAGCAGTACGCTGGTCGGCAGTAGCACCGGCCAGGTTGTGGACATCACCGAGGTTGATGAAGGCATCGTCAGCGAAGATGGGCGAGTTCGGCAGGCTACGGGGATCCGAAGCCAGCGTTACCTCAGCCGCAGCACGCAGGAAGTAGGCAGCAATCTGCCGGTCCCGGGTGTAGGCCAGACGAAGACCAGCTTGACGGGCAAGCTCCTGGCGGAACTCCCACTGGGTGATCATCAGGTCGATGTTATCAATCTCGAAGTGAGCAGCGATCGGACGCTTGTCCAGCTTGATCGCAAAGGTAGTCGAGGCGGAGTTCGATCCACCAGTAAGCTCCTCACCAGCGGCCCACGCAGCCGTAAGGCCCACGGTACCGGTGATCGGGAACTCATAAGTAGTACCAGACGAAATCGTCTTGGTGTTGATCATGGGCTCAAACGTGTTGTGCTCGTCGTAGGCACGCATAACCATGCCCTCCCACTCGGGGAGCCACATCTTGTTGGCATCAGCGGCACCGCCAGAGGTTTGAGCCGCTACGTCAGAGCGGTAGACAAGATCAGAAGCATTCAGGTCAGCCATTTGTTGTTTCCTTTATATTTATGGCTTCATAAATTAAGGACTTCCACTTTGCATTGATTGTCCCCAAACCGGGGGTCGCAACAAATGACCTACTGTATCCAAGGTTTCCATTGCCGCAATGCGGGGGAACACCAATAGGGTACGTTGTAGTTGTCTCTGTCCTAAGAGACGGGATTATCGCAGGTGATTAAGAGAGTTGCCACCTGCAGCATAGGTTACCCCAAGGCGCTTTTGGAACGCATCGTATAAAGCTTGGCGTTCTTTGGGTGTTTCGGCCTTAAGGTACTCATCTTGTGCAGCATACATTTGCTGCTTGGTTTCAAACGGTTGGACCGGGTTGGCCACGGCATTCGAAGGAACACCAGTGGACTTGCGATCCGGCTCCTGGGACTTGGGGCGGGCCTCGTACTTAGCCTTAAGGCCAAGCAGGGTTGTCTCCCAAGTCTCGGAGTTGTTCAGCATCTTAGTGATTGCCACTTGCTGTTCAGGGGTCGATGTCTTCTCAGTGTACGCAAGGATTTCCTGCAAAGTCTCAGCACCGCCAACGGCCTTGGCTGCGACTTCATTGGCTTCCTTGATCTGAGCCTTGTACATCGTCTCCATCTGGGCAACCAGAGAATCGGGAGCATTGAGAGCCGACTTGATTTCAGCCCGAAGGTCGTCATCAAGGGATCCACCGTTCATTAGAAAGCGGTCACGCCAGCGATCTAGGTCTGAATCGGAGATCCCCTTGGGAGCTTCAGGGGTTTCCTCAGTTGTCTCTTCCTTGCTGATGACAGACATGGGAGTGTCCGGAACGTCCTCAGACGTACTCGGGTCCACGGGGTCCGTCTCTTCCTTTGTGGGAGCTTGACTCACCGATTCCAGTTGCTTGCGAAGTTCAGCATTCTCTTGAGACTTTTGCGTGAACGATCTTTCAAGTTCTTGGATTGAGTCAAACCATGCCCCGGCATCGTTAAACTTCTCAGGAATCTGATCCGCTTTGTCGGACCAGTACTGGACAAAGTTGTCCCGGCGGGGGTTGGCTTCAACGGCGGGGGCCGTCTCTGCCTGAGCCTCCGAAGATTGTTCCACATTGGAGTCTACGTTGGTCTCTTCCATGATTTACTATTCCTTAATTACTTACGCTTCTTGGCATCAACGCCAAAGTACATTGTGGTCACAACCTTAATAGCACGCGCATAGGTGGCGTCCTGTTGCGACCCAGTTCTAAACGGGTTGTATGCTGTAAAGGCAATGTTATTCAGGGCGCCCTTTGTGGCATCAGTATTTGCCAGCAAAGCAGCCCGCAGTACCGTCATCACGGTGCGAACCTGAGTATCTGTCTTTCCAGCAAATGTGACTGTACTACCATCAGCAGCACACAGGTCATCTACAAGGTCGCCATATGCGGCACGCCAAGCGGCGGCATCGGCATCTGTGGACATGGCCGGGATAGCCACATCAAACCAACCGGACAGAGCGGGTAGGGTCTCAATAAGACCACCACCATCATCTACCAGCAGGTCAGGGAAAATATCCCCAAGTGATTTAAGTTCAGCCATCGTTGGCCTCCTTGTCAGTTACTTCGTTAAGGGTAATACCTTGTGGTTGTCCGGTATCTAGGACCGGGACGGCAAAGCCGACAACCCAGTGGGTATCTCGGTATGACACGTAGAACTTCTTGAACTCCATCAACCGGCCCTCACCGATGTCCTCGACAAAGGTTTCAGAGGCCTTTGATCCAAGCACACTGAGGTCATGGTTATAGAATTTAGTAGCTACGTCCTTGGCCCACTGGTCAAAGTCGGTCTTACCAATGTAGGATACACGGGTTTTACCAAAGAACTTCTCGTATGCACGATTAATAAAGTGCATTCTAAGTTCGATGTTGCCATCCTCTGAGATTTCTGCACGCTTTACCCACGCGGGGAAATCAAAGGAGTCCAAGAATACATCAAAGAATCCATTGGCCCGTGTTGCCACGGACTCGACCCTCTCAGCTAGCTCCTTGTGGGACGCTTCTCTTTGTCTGTCTAACTTCTTGTATAACAGGAAGATAGCCATGATTAGAATGCCCGTCTCGGAGCCGCTTGTAACAAGAAAGTCTAAGAATAATTGCTCAAGCATGTAGAAATCCCTTTCTTAGGGGGTTCTTTATCAGCCCTTATGGGGATCCTTCATCAAAGCCTGAGCCATATCGGGGTCCAACCGGGCGATGGTGTCCGTGTCTACGCTGGTGATTCCCTCTTCAAGGATCTTCAGGGTGTCACGGTGCTTACGGGCAGTCCGTCTCAGGACACCCACCATACCAGCGGCACCACCAAGACCGAACAGGGTCAGTCCAGTCTCTAGGATACCAAAGCCAACCTCAGTACCGCTGGCATCGAGGTCAGCCAGAAGCTCCCGAGAGTCAACAAGGAATCCCTGAGTATCCTCAAGGGTATCCTCGGCCTTCTCAAGAGCGACCATGACCTTGAACGCCTCTTCGGACTGCTCCGGAAGCAGGCTCAGTTCAAGCTTGAGATCTTCTACCACGGCTTCTACCTGAGAAACCTTGGCCTCGGCAGCCGACACCAGAGCAATGGCATCCTCGCGGGAGATTGTGTCACACCCGCTAGTTACAAGGACCGTGCACAGGCACAGTCCAGCTAATACATTCTTCATTTTGTTCACCACTTTACTTTGTGTGACCAGTACCGAGCCGACAGCTTGGACGGCTTGGAGTCCTGGGCATTGTGTCTGGCATAGTAAGACTTCTTCCGAGCCTTGTCCTTTGCCGATGTGGGATTCTTACCAGCCCCCTTTACGCCTTGTTGTCCAAAGCGGATGGTCTTTGTCTTGTCGCCATCTTTGGCCACAACAACATGAGACTTGGTGGGGTGGTTAGGAGTTCTCTTAGGCTTGTTATAGCCAGAGACCCCAGCCCTTTCAAGCTTGGGGTCCTTTTTCTTGCCGGGCATATCAGGCCTCCGTAATGTACTTCGAATCAATCAGAGCCTTCAGAGCACGCTGAGTATTCTCATCGTACGCTCTGGCTCCCAGTCTTAGGTGCAAGGCCACAATTACTTGAAGGGCATGCTCCACATAAGTATAGCTACCAATATATGTACCATGGTTGATCTTAAGGATACACGTCCCATTGTCTACCATCTTGAGTGTCCACGACTGGATACCATTCCGTAGCTTCCAGTGTGGTACACCAGAAGCAAGCACGGCTACGTCGGGATTCAAGTACTTGGCCAGCGGTGTGCTGGGCAGAGTCGAGAACAAGCCATCATACAGTGTCTCAACCAAGGGGCCAACGTCAGCAAACTCTACACCGCCAATATCAAGCGGATCCCACCAGCACAGATAGTGACGAACACCAGCATCTCTAAAGATTGAGATACCTTCTCGCCAATAGATCTCTGCCAGCAGCAGGTTTTCTGCATTGGTGTCGCCAGATACCGCAGCAATCTCGTCAGCATACTTAGTCTGTAGATCTGACGGTAGCTGAGTACCAGACCCATCAAGACGCCAGTTGTTTACCTGAGCCTTGTTGCCATCTCCCCAGCTTCCCCAATGGAACGGGTAATAAATCCAAGGAGCCTGAGGCTTATAGGTATCGCTGATGCAGTATGCTTCTGTTCTAGATCTTGGAGTAGAGTAGTTAACATGCGAGGCATGCGTCCCATGTCCGCTTTGGCGTTCCCACGTCAGGTCGTTGACCTCTAGCTCGGTGTGAGCAGACGACGTGTTCCAGTTACCAATCATAGCAGACGGGAAGAACTCTTTAATCTCCTTATCGGCAACCTCGTACATAGCAGCGGCTTGGATTCTGTGAACCCAAGGACCCATCTCTTGGGACCATGCAGCGTATCTAGAGCTACTCCATTCTGAGGGACCAAGGCTGGTTGTATCTACAAGTGTACCCATAGGGCCATCGACTAAGTGCTGATCCCCAACTTCTGGTAGTCGGTCCTCTGGGGCAAGGCGATCCCGGATGATCTGGTAGATATCAGCAACAGAGTAATTAATACCCGGCATCCATCCACGCTCATCCCACCTAGAGTCCTCCTGCATCAGCGAGGATCTCCTTAGGATATTAGATACCTCATTCTCTTCTTCGGTGTCAAACCAGAATGCCGTGGGATCCGGCAATCCAGCACAGAACGGATCATCAGACTGTAGTCTCTTCCATTCTAAGCAGAACGCCGACATAAACCCTCGCCATGTTTCCACACCATAGTATGTCCACAGCGAGTCAATGGTAGCACCAGACGCTCCCCCAGGATAGTTAGACACCGTGGGTGTGTTACCCTCACCAGCCGACACGATGTTCGGTGGGTTGTCATCTGTAAATACACCATCCGGTGCATCCATGGTGTGCTGGAAGAGTTGGTTAAGGTTGGGCCAAATATCAGACTTTGTTTGGGCACCGTATCTGGTTAGAGTAATCCCGATAGCGTGTGGACCAGAGCCACGGTTGATTGCATCCACGGCAATCCTTTGGGCCGTCCGGACCGGCAGGGTTACCGAAGCAGGACCAGTGCTGATGTCGGACTCCCGGGGG